GACAACGCCGCCCCGACGAGTGCAGGGAACAAAGAGGGTTACCGTTTAGGGGTTAGGCTGCTGGACCTTGTAGATGTGGGGCACATGGACCGCATAAAAAGCGCAGCCGCATCGGATTGCTTGGCCGAGTGCATAAAAATGCGCGAGCAGTGGATGGAGCAGATAGAAAAATGGGACGAGCTGAGGATCAAGATCGAGAAGTTCGGGATGGAGAGTGAGCGATGAATAGGCACCCATGCGGGGTCAGCTGGCAAGGCGGCATCGGTTCGCTCGGATGGTATCTTGAGGCACTAAAGCCGATGGAAGGTTTCACCCCTTTCCATCTGTCGTGGGAATCAGAACAACCCCACGACGACCCGCGATGGCGCACTCCGGGCCGCCTTAGCATCCATCTGTTTCGGGCGCGGGTTTCGGTTCTTTGGTCCTTCGGTCGCCATGATGGCTGTATGTAGCCGTCCAGGATCGTCCAGGATCGACACGGGCCAGCTCCCCGCCGACGACAACCAGGGCTAGCCTGTGGCCCCTCAGGGCACGACGACGACGACGACGACCAGCATTATTTAGGCTTCACATTTATGGGGTAACATGGTATTCCTATATAGGAAGGCAGGGGCACCAGCATGACGACTACGACGACGACAGACGGCGGGATGCTGACTCCTGAGCAGTTTGCTGCCCTGCTCGGAGGAGAGAAGAAGCATATCAACTTCGTCCTCCACCTCATCGAGACCGGCGAGATCCCTTCTGTTTGCATCAGCGATCAACCGTTCATCGAACGCCAAGCCATCGACCTTTACCTGAAGCAAGCAGAGATCGGTGAGATCGAGGGAGCCATCTTCCTTCCCTGGAAAGTGATCCAGCGATTCCTTCCAGGGATTGCGCTTTGGGCAAAGACAGTGGCGCGAGAGATGCCGCGTGTCCCTTCGCTCTTTCCCCTTTCCATCGACGACTCCGAGGAAGTTATGGGCCTATCGACTGCTGCATTTGCCAAGGTCCAGGCGATGACCAACGACGAAACCCTGAACAAGAATGATCGTGAGCGACTAGAAGATTGTCTGTTCAGTCTCGAACGCGCTCACAAGAGAGTCTCAACGCATTGGAGAAAGCGACATGAAGGTACAGGAGATTGAACAAGAGGAAACGATTGAACAAGAGAAGCTGGAGAAGCCAGCGAAGAGGAAGAGGAAAAGGAAGGTTCCGGTGAAGAAGCTAATCGAGAAGGTACTCGCCATCCAGACCGAGGTTCCGACCGTTCTCAAGGACGGACGCGTGGGAAGCCAGTACAAGTTTGCTAGTCACAATGCAATCCTCAAGGCGGTAAGGCCAATCGCAATTTCGCACGGGGTGTTGATCCACCTTAGCTACGAGGACTTCAAGGAGGAGGGGAACAGGTGCAGTGTCATCTGTGTCCTGACCTTGATTGATCGCGACAACCCGACAGACACCATTGTAGTTCGTTGCCCTGGTCAGGGAGTGGACAACCAGGACAAGGGTCCGGGCAAGGCGCAGACCTACGCCAAGAAGTACGCGCTGATGTCTGCCTTCTTGCTGGAGACAGCAGACGAGGACGACCCGGACGCTACCCGGGGACCGGGGGCGAACTACCGTCCGTCCCAAGACCGGCCAAAGACCCACCTCACCCGCGACAAGGCGGGTCCACCGTCCGACGAGGACATCGGATCGCTCAGGCAGATTCTCAAGGCCGAATGGGGCAGCCCACAACAAATCACCAAGCAGATCGAAAAGAGATTTGGACCGGGGATAAAGACCACTGACCTCAGTGGCCCCCAGGTCAAGTCTTGGCTCGAAGAGTTAGGAGGACAGCAGTGAGTAAGGAATCTGTTTGGCTCCTGCGAGAGTTTTGCACAGTAGAAAACGAGTGGACCTACTTCAATAACGAAGATGGTTTTGGGGACCGGGCATCGGCAACACGGTTCAGCGATGTTGAACGCAATAGTGGTTTCCGAATGCGTACCCATGAGTGGGTTCAAGAGAAGAAAAAGAAGGAGGGCAGCAGTGAGTGTGAGTAAGGAACCGAGAACAGCAAGAAGGCCAGCGAGAGTGCTAAACAGGCAGGAAGCCGCTGACATATTCCGCAAGGTGGTACTCGAATCCACCGGGGATGAAGTGTCGCTGAAGTTGGTAGGCGAGCTGCTGTCTGCGAAGAATCCGAACGGCATAGGGCTTCGTTGGTTCCCTTCCAAGAAAACAGGCAACGGATACAGGGTTGTATCGACAGAGGAAATCCCTTTCGAGATCCAGGTCTTGAAGGTGTACGGAAAAGCGCAGAAGGAGATGCCAGAGATCGAGATCATCGAACCGAGCGAACAATTTGAAGGGGAGTCCAATGCCATTTGAGAAGGCCGAACCCATGCCGATGGGTGAACACACCGTGACCATCGAAAGGGTCGCGAAGTACAACAAGAACGGGAACGAGGGAGACCCCCGTGTGATCGTCGTCATGGGCGACCGAAACGAAAGAGAGTCCTGTCTCTTCCTCAAGCTAAAACCTGGAACTGAGTGGTCCGAGAAGAAATGGACAGGCATATTTGCTGCGCTTGGCTTCGAGGGTAAGGAGGCGAGGCCCGACAGGTTCGACCTTCTCCAGGCAGAGGTCGGGGCGAGTATCCGTATCACAGTTGGGACAAAAGGTTTCGTCGATGAGACTCAGGCACTTGAGTCTGGCGAGGCACAGACCGACAAGGAGATCCCCTTCTAGGGGATAGAAACAAGGTAGGACATGACACAGGAAGTTACAGACCCGGAGGCAGAGTCAACTCTGACCCTCGAAGAAGAGCGGGAAGTCGAGGACTTCTGCCGCTGCGAAGAGATCCCCATCCTCAAAGACCCCGAAGGGGATCCGATGGTATGGCAAACAGAGATCGGCCTTGGCGATCTCAAGGTCGTCATCTCGATCCACCCGTCAGAGGGGGAACACATCCAGCCAGTGCTGGATGGGTACAAGCACGACTTCTGGGTATTCACCACAGGGGAGCATGAACGCCAGATCAGGAACTACCGCAATCGTCGCGGCCATCTCCACTCGTTGTCTCTGTACGACCCTGAAATCTCCTGGGCAGTCAAAGTCTGGCTGGTCGTGGAGGGGTACGGGAACCCCGTGGAGAAGCTGAATGAGAGCAAGGATGTGATCGACATCACTGCTCTTGAACTTCCATATTCCTTCTGGATTGAGGTTCAGAAAGAGGTCATTCAGATATGGGGGGTGATCGAAGAGGAGGAAGATCCCGTCCTTGTGGGCAACCCCGAGGAGGAGGAGCAGTGGGAGAGAAGAAGAGAATGGGAGGAGGACAAGAATGACTGAGAAAGAACGCCTCGATTGGTTGAAGGAACGACAGCTCGGGATCGGTGGCTCCGATGTGGCCCCGATCCTGGGTATCCCTTCCTACAAGGGGGCAAGCCCACATCAGGTGTGGCGAAGCAAGACCGAGCCGGTGAGCGTTGTCGATACCGAGACCGAGGCCATGTACTGGGGAAACGCGCTCGAACCTGTCCTCATCAAAGAGTACAGCAAAAGGACCGGGGTGTTCATCAAGGGAACGCCAGGGTGTGTCGCGCACGACGATCACCCCTGCCTGATGGGAACACCCGATCAGTATGTGGAGTGCCCAACCTTTGGTCCGGGTCTGTTGGAGATCAAGAACAACTCCTTCGGCTTCAAGTGGGGAAACCCTGACGACGATGCCTCGATCAGTGTTCCCCCGCATTACTATGTCCAGGTGTTGCACTACATGGATGTAACAAACCGTGGATGGGCAGACATCGCAGTGCTGATCTCTGGCACGAAGTTCCTGATCCACCGCGTCGAGGACAACCCCACCTATCGGCTCGCTAACAGGGCGAAGATCCTGGAGTGGTGGGACAGGCACATTGTCAACGGCGAGGAGCCAGAGGCAATCAACCCACCTGACGCAGCAAGCAAGTACCCGGTAGCCGAGGGTGGCGAAGTGCTGGCAACGGACGAGATGCAATCTCTTGTCAACGAGCTGATCGTAGCCAAGAGCATCCACGGCAGTTCGTCCATGGATGTGGATGAACTCAAGACCAAGCTCATGGAGTTGATGGGAGACACGGAACTCCTCGTCAATGAGGAGGGCAGAAAGCTAATCAGTTGGAAGAACCCCGCACCTGGACGCAGGATCGACAAGAAGAAACTTCGGAAGGAGTTTCCGATTGCGTATGAGGAATGTCTGGAAATAAACCAATCGTCGAGAAGGTTCGTGATTCATGCGGAGGCAAAATAATACTCGCAATAGATCCAGGAGCGCACCTGGGATGGGCTTTTAGCGTTAGCGGCGTTGCCCGATCAGGTGTGTGTCATTTCAGCGGAGACCTCGGAGACAGGCTTGTAGCCTTGGACGAATGGGCTGTCCGTAAGTTGTCCGGGGTCTCCGTCCTTTACTGCGAGAGACCTGCCTACGCACCCGGCAACTCGACCACAACCCTGTGGTCAATGCTTGGAGTGCTGAACATGAGAGCGACACAACTGGGCATTCCGTTTCTGTTGAGATCACCAATGACAATAAAGAAACACGCAACAGGCTCAGGGCGAGCCAGCAAAGGGGAGGTGGTCGAGGCCATTGAATCTCTGCATGGGAGATCGGTCGAGGACCATAACGAAGCAGACGCTCTAGCGTTACTGGGATTAGCGTTATCCGAGCGAACTTCGGGGGAAGCTGGCAGTCCTGAGCCTCCTACAAGGGGGAACAATGGCAAAGGAACTAAAGGAACTTAGACACGCAACTTATCCGGGCCGAGGGAAGCTATCAAAGGTACTACGCTATCTTGCGGTTGCAGCGATGAAGGATCTCCGCTGGTCCCCGGATAACAATCGCTATTCCCTGCGCCTTCCGGTCTCGACCGGGCCAATGTCACAAACAATGGAGTGGTTTATCTGTCCATCCAAGGGCAGGACCAATGCCGTGAACCGTCTGATCTACGCGCACCGCGAACGAATCGTCAAGCAGTTCGGGGAGGGTGCCTACAAGCGTCTGGACATCTACAAGAAGAGGGTTGTCTGGTTCATATCAACGATGGCAGAGGTTCACAATGAAGATGAATGAAATCGATTGGAAGTCTGTCCTTCATGGCTTCCTGGATCATGTGATTTTCCTGCTGACGGTGGCGACGATCACGGGAGGGGGTTGGTTGGCGATCCAGCTCCTCATTGGGTGGCCCTAGATGAAGTGGCTACTGATCCTTTTGCTTGTTGGTTGCGAGACCAGGCTCGTCGAGTCTGACAAGATAATCGTGGACACCCGTGGAGTCCCGATAGTCCGAATGGTAGCCGAGGGGGCCGGTGGGGATCTTGTCCCCTTGACCTACACGCGGCAGGATGAAACGGGTGTCTTTCTTACAAGCCCTGCGCTTCTCTCCTTCCTCATTGGCATTGGCATTGGGGTCTATGTGATGCATCGGAGGAGAAACCAGTGAAGGTCGGCTTTTACATAGACTTTCCCAAGGAGGACCAGAAGGTAATACGCAAAGACCTGAAGGGACTCAAAGCAGGGGGGCTTGCAACCCCTGAAGAGTTGATCGAGTGGAGCAAGCAAGTGATTCAGGAATCCCTGGCTGCTGCTCGATTGCATCAGTGGGAGCAGTGAAGAATCCCAAGTCTAGGGAAGTTTGGCAACTGTGGCCCAGCAGTGCCCGTTTGATTCGTCGCCCCTCTGAGTCGGTTCGCATTGAGTGGTCGCACGAACATCAAGCATGGGCGGTTCAGTTCACCAACCTCTGCGTACTACTGCATAGCGAGGGACAGCTGGAACTGCCAGTGGCAGAGGGCCGGGACTTCTACACCGTGGACAGTCCTCTTGGCCTGGGAAGTGCTGGGATAGATGGCTAATATCTTTCATGGAGACTGCCTTGATGTTCTCCCCACCTTGGCGAAGGAGAGCGTCAATTGCGTTGTGACTTCTCCTCCATACTACGGTCTCAGAGATTACGGAGAACAAGGGCAGCTCGGTCAAGAGGATCTCCCCACTGAATACATTGAGAAGATGGTCGAGGTGTTCAGGTTGGTTCGTGAAGTTCTGAGACCTGACGGCACCGTCTGGCTGAACTTGGGTGATTCCTATGGACCTAACAAGCAACTGAACGGGATTCCCTGGAGGGTTGCCATAGCTCTCCAGGAGGACGATTGGTATTTGCGACAAGACATCATCTGGCATAAGCCAAACCCTATGCCGGAATCAGTGACCGACCGATGCACCAAGTCTCATGAGTATATTTTCCTGCTGTCAAAGTCGGAGGATTATTACTTCGACATGGACTCCATCAAAGAAAGAACAACAGAGGCAGTCAATGGACCCAAGCGATTCGGAGGAGGAAAGTACGGGGACAATGTCGAGGTGGAGGCGAGAACCAAGTCAGGGAACAACTACAAGGATTCAGGATGGAGACACAAAAGGTCCGTGTGGACGATTGGGACTCCGAACTATCCGCTACCGCACTTCGCAACATTTCCAACTTCACTGGTTCGCCCTTGCGTGTTAGCTGGTTCTCCCCCAGGTGGGTGCGTACTAGATCCATTCTTTGGCACTGGCACTGTTGGAGAAGTTGCAGCGGAGGAAGGGCGGGACTGGATCGGCATTGAGATCAATGAAGAGTATTGCGAGATCGCAGAGAACCGGACTGCTCAACGGGGATTGTTTGAATGAGGCGTAAAAAATGGACCCCCAGGAGAAAGGTAGGTAACGCCCGGAGGTCCAAAGCATTAGAGATGCTTATTCTAATGCACCCGTTTCTTTGGTCAACTCAACTTTACGGCGATGCCAGCGTCATGGATTCCGCGCCCCACGATGTAGACCAAAATGGCATTGACGGCACCCTGAGCCTGAGCCTCACTCAACCCCACGGATGGGCCGTAAATCAGCAACAGCACTGCCAGGACGAGAGCCTGGGCCTTTCTGGAATCAAACAGATCCTTCAGTAGTTTCATGTTGTCACCCTTTCCCTGCGTCTTTTCTCTCCGTACCATCCGGCAACTGTGCCGACACCAACCAGCAAGAACTCCCGCCATGGTGCGGGGAACCCAGGAGCAGTAAGAACAATGGTCTCCTCTAAAGCTGAGGGGACACCTTCGGCTGGACGAGTGGTAAACTTGTCCGTCCGATCCAACAAGCCCGAACAGCCAACAAAGCTGAGAACGAGCAACAGTGCAAACACAACCGCGACTTTCCTTACTTCCAAGGTCCAAGACCTATCTAGCAAATCCCCGATTTTGAAGGGCCAATGCGCCACGAAGACAGACGCAAATGAATCGTGGCAAGAGACCCCGTGTCTCGCATTGGCCCTATTTCTTCATCTCATCTCTGAATTCCTTGACCGTTGCACGGGTCTCCTTCACCTGATGGTGTAGCGTGGAGGTGAGCTGGCTAAGGTTATTTATGGCATGAGATAATCGTCTCAGCTCTACCTCCAGGCTTCCCATCATCTTTGAGGACTCGAAGACATACTGCTTGGTGTCCCCGTTCCCGTTTGTCTTTGTCTTGAGAAACGAAAAGGTTTCCCGAAGGAGAAGGATCGCTACGATTGCGGCAACGCCGACTTGGCTCAGGTCATCCATGTTGGTTACTTGATCCTTCTAGTCTTCGCGTCTAGCTTGTAATGCTTCTGTACCCAACCGGCGAGATCAAACAGGTCTGCCATATAAGTTATAGGGGAATACAGCCCCTTCCCTGCAACTCTCCTGATCTGCTTTTGGATCTCTGACTTCTTTAGTTTGTCCCCCTGAAGTGCCATGCGCTGAAGGTCATTCATCAGATACAGGCTTTCGATCCCGAGATCGAGGGCACCACCAAGGCCAGGAGTGAACGCGCCCACAGCGTCAACATATCCTTCGGCCTTTCTTCGGTACTTGTCGTATGAAGAATCCAGCGGCCTGTCGTCTGCAAGGACTGAATACTGGTAGCTATCAATCGCGCCACTGATAGGCCCAAGGATTCCGCTCTTGCCAATCAAGGTCAAAATTCGGTCGAAAGTTTCTGGTCGTTCACTCCAGCTCTTTGGGTGTGCGCCCTTTGCGGTGAACTTCTTTTGGTACTGGGACCACAGCTCTTCAACGCCGAGATATATGGCTCCAGCCTCTAGACCCCTGATCGCGTAATGCCCCAGTCTTTTGTGTTTCAGGATGCTTTGTGTGCCAGTCATAAACCAGTTCTTGAACGCTGACTGGTTGAACCCATTGAGTGCCAGAAGGATGTCCTCTGCCCCCCTGGCGTAACTTGGAAGTTCCTTTGTTGCTCGGTGCAACTCTTCTGGCCTTGGTATCAGGTGAATCCTCTCGACGAGATTGAACACACCCTGCTCTAGCTTCTCTTTCGTCGGTGGGGAGAACTGGTCAATGTCGCCAATCCTGCGGAACCCCGACACATCTGTCAGTTCGTCTACCGGCTGAGATAAGGACCACTCCTCAAAGATTCGATAAGCATCGTCAGTTGAAAGGCCAGCCCGGTTGAGCATCTCAATATCTTCAGGGTGGATCTTCTTTCCAATGTGGAGGTCTTCACCCAGGTTCAATATAATATCCTCATATACGAGGCTGTATGTTTCTCTCAGGTATGGCTGTGTGTATCTAAACCCTGACGCTCTTTGCCAGAACCACCCAAACTTCTTCCTCGCCGTGTCCGGTATGTTGTCCTTGGCCGTAGGTCTGGATGTCGCCTGACTACCCTCCTCGCCCAGTTGGAAGGCTCTATTCGAGCCTCCCCCCCCGGTTCCTTGACGATTTAGAGTGGCGTATTGACCGGCAGAATGAACGCGACTCAGGGCCACCCCATCGATGTTGTCTATCTTCCCGCCTGGAAGGTGAGACAAGACACCCCTAGCCAGAGTATTGGCCAACCTTCGCATTCCCACTCCAGAGGCGATGGCTATTCCGTTATCCAGAAAGGTGTTCTTCATAATAGTGAACAAGGTTCTCCATTGAGATCCTATTGAACTTGCTGCCCGAATGGTGTTCTGTATCCCGGTCGGCTCTCGACGCTCCAGTCCCATTATGTAGTCTCGCCACCTTCCAAGATGGGCAGCGGTATTGTCCATCTCGGCCTCAAGCTCTGCCCTTCTTTCTGGGTTCGCTTCGATTAGTTTCTCAAAGTCCCGGCGTATGACCCCGCCGTGGCCCTTGTCAGTCAACTTGTACCTGCCACCGCTTGTCTCTATGCCCAGGCTAAGGCTCTCCATCACATGGCTTTCCCTGACATCGGCAACTACCGCGTCGAACTCCTTGGCCGAAGTATCACCCGTCTCGTACTTGTGCCCGATGGTTTCTCGGTATTGCTTTCGCGCCAATCGAGCATTTCCCCTGGCCTGGGTTCTGGAATCCATGGCTGTTGACCTGTTGGCTATCGCGGATTCCAACCGAGCAATCGCTTGCAGCACTACATCGCTATCCTTGCCACCGTTGTCCTTGATGAAAGCGCGGAGCTTCTCGGCCTCCCTCGCTGCCTTCCTGATCGCCCCTTCAGAGATGGACTCTGCCTCGTTCAAGTCCCTTGCCAGCTTGCTGGAGTCCTCAAGCATTGATCGTATTCGCACTCTCGCCTCTGCCGGTTCAACCCAATCCTTGCCAAACCTTATCTTGACCCCATTGGACTCAAGGAATCTCAAATGAGAGTCACTGATGTCAAGTAGGTTTCCCTGGTTCCTGCTGTTGAGCGAAGACCTACGGGTTTTTATTTCGACAGCAAGGGAGTTAGCAACCTTGGTGTTCCACACCTTGGTCTCATCTCCTGTCGGTTGCTGTAGGACTTCAGAAAACTTTTCAACTTCAATCATCGCCTCGTCTAGTTTCGCCTGATCCTTTTCTGAAAGCCTTACTGACTTGCCATCGCTATCGGAAAACTCTTTCAGGTCTGTCTCCGTCTTTGTCCTTCTCTCGGTAGCCTTCAGAAGTTTCTTTTCGTACTTTCCGATATGCGCCTCTGGAGATTTCCGCAGGAAGTCCTTGATGACTTGTGTGTCCATCAGGTAGTGGTCAGAAAGAAACTTTATGTCATCGTTGATCTGTTTTGTTGAATAGCCTTCTACCTTTGGGTGGTCTCCAGAGAAATGCTTTAGTAGCTTTATCATTGTGGAGGCACCGAGTTCGTCAACCTTTTGAGACTCCAGCTTCTTTCCGAGGCTAATGTCTGCCGACCCCCTCATCTTTTCTTCCTTGCGGTGTAGTCTCTGTACTTCCTTCTCTGCCTTTTGAAGCTCAACATCTGCGAGGTCTCGCCTGACGGGCACTGCTTTGCCGCTCTCTATCAGGTTTTCCAATGAGCGTTCTGCTGACCGAAGATCCTCTTCCATCCTTCTGTATCGCTTATTCAACTGGCTTTCGACAGACCCCAGGTTGCCTTCGTGTGTTTCTAGTTCATCTGCGATGCCGTCGATTAGACTCTCGGATTCTTCCTGCTCATCCAGGAGACGGTTGATCTGCTCCTGTCGAGATCGGACTGCTGCCTTGTGTTCCTCTTTGACTTCAATCTTTGCATCTCGTATTTCAGACCTGGCTCCACGAACTGAATCCCTTTGAATGTTATATGCTTCATCGGCAGAGACCCTGGCATCCCATGCTGCATCTGTGATCTGTTTCACGGTGCCGAGCTGCTCAACATTGGCTGTTATGTCGATCCCGCCTTTTTCTCTTGCTGCCTGGTTGACCCTCAAGTCGTTGAGATCGTCGGTGTAGTTTTTTGGAACCGGGGCAGCGGGGGGTTGAGCGGCAGCGGGGGTGGTGGGTGGCGGGTGGTCCCACCCCTTTATTGACTCAATAGCACTCGCCTTGGTCCTGAACGGGAAATCGGAAGCGGGTTCTATATCATCTGGGTCTGGGCCAAAGGTATGCCACTTACCCGTACTGATGCGTTCTACCCGGCCTACGACTACTCCGTCTGCAAGCACCTCGTACTCGCCTGACAAAGTTGGGCCGATGTCCTCATCAATGGATTTCTGGACATTAGCCCTAGCCTCCGCACTCATCTCGCCCTCAAGCAAGATACTGGAACTCCTCTTCCTCTCACTAAAGGTCGGCCCCTCCACTGGCCGAGGTGTGGTGGGGGTGGTGGGTGGAGGTTCCCGAACCACGCCAGGGGTTTCGTCGGAAAACCTGGGCAGGGATTCGTTTGTCCCTTTCGGGTTCAGCTTCAATAACTCCTGGGCACCTCGCAGCAACCCAGTCCTCGACAGGCCAGAATCAACCAACATCGCTGGGTCGTCCTCGTAGAACATCCGCATGACTCTGAGGGGTAGCCGTACTGTGCGCTCTTTCCCTGACCCAGTTACAGCGACACTGGTGCCGACAAACTGGTTCCTGATGTTTCCCTCGTTGTCGATTGTGAATCCAACATTCTGGTCGCTCCTGTTGTGAACAGGATCGGCAATCTTGGAGTAGAGGCTCTCGATAATCTCATCCAGGTCAGGGTCGTCCGGGTCATAGCCCTCCCTTTCAATGAGGTACTCTTTGGCCCTTGTCTTGAATTCGCTCACCCGAGCAGGATCGAGGACATACTCATCTATCCGCTGGCCGTGAGGAAAGTAGAAGTCTAACTTCTCTGCAAGGCCCAACTGCTCACCCTCATAGACCAGCACACGCTTCTTGATTCGGTCTGCGGCACCTCTGACGGCAACCTTCCAGTCATCAGGTTTCCCCTTGAATGGGGAGTTTTCCGCATCGAGGCGATCCACCATGCGACCTGTTGGCGACCCAGCGTCATCCAGGATTTCAACCGGAGCTTCGTCCAGGACTTGCATCACTGCTTCAAGAAAGCTGGAATCTCCATCCGATGTCTCAATCAGCATCTTTACTTCTGAGTCAACGACCTGCCTGTTGTGATGGAACACTTCACCGACTGAGAACTGAAGAGGTATATCGGTATCTGGGTCGCTCCTGAGAGTCAAGTTCTTCTTGAACAGTATCCTTGCCAAGGCTCTTGTTTGCTGGCTATTGCTGAACTGCAAGTCAGAGGCCGAACCTCTGAGTAGCCCAACAGATGTGACCCTGGTAGAAGCGTTCCCAACCTTGGATGCCAGCTTCATGACTTGCTCAAAGGCTAGTTCGTAGGGCATCCCCTCCTGCTCGGCCAGTTCCCTGACCGCAGACACTAGCAGTTCCCGATCCTCAATTCTCGGGAACGACCTAGATGGCTCGCCGGTCCCCTCTATGGCTCTGTCTACTCGATCAACTAGGTTTCTTCCGACTGCCCTTTGATACATTCTGCCGGTTGTCTCGATGCTCTTGGATGTAACTCCGACAATCCCAAGCAGGGCACTGGAAAACACTGCCGCAGCACCAGCTCCAGCAATAAAGTCTTCGACATCTAGCTGTTCGTCAAAAAAGGATTCGACATAGAGGCTAGTGAACCCCTCTACCGCCGCCAGCCCACCGGCTACCGTGAGTTTTTTTCTCCATGACGGCAGTTTTTGTGCAACAAAGGCACTCATAAACGCTGCCTCTGCGGCAGTAATTCTTTTGCCTTGCTTGAGGACTTTTTGTATTCGTCGCGCTTTATTGTAGGTCTCAAGCTTGCCTGGTGCCCCGAACACACCCTTGGCACCACGGAAGAATGCCCAACCAACAGGGTCGATCATCCCAGACCCAACAATTAGGGCAAAGCCAGGGATGGTTCCGTACTGGCCCATCGCGTCAGCTTGCTCAACTTCGTCGAGAGTCTTGATCATCCTGCGCCGAAAGTCAGTTGGGCCACCAGCAGCCCCCCAATACTCTCGGGTCTCTTCATCCCCCTCGAAGATATTACGGAGGACTTCCCTTGGATATTCAGTCCCGCTAGTGGATCTTACAAATCTCCACGGACTAGACCTCGGATCTTCCTTCAGAAGTTGCTCAACATTCCAACCAGGATGCTCTGCAATAAAACGAGACCTTCCACGATCCCATAGGTCTAGATGACCACCCTCTATATCCACCATCTCTCTGGCATTGACCGGGGATTCTTGAACTCCCTTGGCCCAGAAATCTACATGACGCACCATCTTACCAGCAGGGGATGCGTCCCACATGGCCGTAGGGATGCTCAGCACTGGATCTGTGTCGTCTACCACTGGATCTGTGTCGTCTACCATATATCTCCTATGGGGTGAACTTTACTTCAAGTGCTGCCATTGAGCCTGGGGGGAAGACGAAGTAACTCCCCGGTGCTTCCTCGTCTAGAAGGAAACTGACATCGTGGTAATTGTGTCCTTCAAATTGCAACTTGAACAATCCAATAGTGTCCTCTTGATGCTTCTTGAAGTGATCCACGAACGCTTCCGGGTTCTGGTTAGCGTCCCAATTCTCCAAGGCTTTGTGCAGGGACGGACTTCCCCCTACTCTGACGAACCTGTCCATCCTCACTGACTTAGAAAAGTCCTCTCCAGCTTCTTCCCACTTACCTGGGACAAATGCGTACTCTTGCATCAACAGACCAATGTGGTGCTGGGTAGTCTTGGTTGAGTTCTGGTGGATTATTCGTTCCAGCCTCGTCTTGGCCCTGGCATTCGCCGCAAACTGGAGCGGGTATTCTAGCTGGGTAATGACCTTGCCATTTTCAGCAACTATCTCGATTTGGTTTGCAACATGGCCCATTTGGCTGGAATACCTGCTGACATTTCCAGAGGTCAGCTTCGCAGGAGTGTTATATCCAGCAGCTATTTCGGGCGACACTACCCCTTCTTCTACAAACATATCGAGGTCTGCTGCTGCCAGCCTGGATAGGTCTCCACTCTGCTGAAGCGCATTGTAAACCTTCTGAAAATTGGCCTTTCTGTCCCCTTGATCTCCGTGAGTCACTTGGGACATCAGGCGGTCTACTTCCGCAGTCCTCCTTGTGTCTGATCCTTGATTGAGACTGCTGAACACAAGGCTATATGCCTCCAACTGCTCATCTATGCTCCCTACACTTGCAGTCGAGAGTATGGATTCCGCTAGTTCCCATCCGAATTTGGTATCCAGGGGGACTCCCGCTGGCTCTCCTGACAGCACCCTCTCAAACCCCTCCACCGTTTCAATCCTCGCCGTGATCTCTTGTGCAGATAGTGCGTATTTGTCCTGGACTTCACGCAGCTCGGGTTCTGACTTGCTGACGAACGGGCTTCCGTTGGCCGCTTCTCCTAGTGCTTCAATGTCAGCAGCAAGTTTTCCTTTGAGTTGCTCAATAACAGCAGAGACCCTGATCTTGTATGGTTCATCTCGAAGCCCCTCTGGGACAACCTTCCATGTCGAGGACTGGAAGTCGTTTGTGAGATTGTATAAATCATCGTCAAAGGTTTCGATGGATCGCTTCTCCCGCTTTATCACTTCAGAATACAGTTGCTCCTGGACGGTGATGTCTGCACCGTTATCCCCGTCCTCGGTCCAGGACAACATTCGTCTGAGTCGATCATCGGGGAGTCCTCCGATTACCATCTCTCTTTGATCCAGGTTCAGCTCGGCATTCGCCAGAGCATTGACCACCTCTTCGGCTGTTGATGTGTTGATGGTCTTTTGGAGGATGTCGCGGAAGGCTGCGACCGCCTCGTCCTCTAGTTGTTTCTTTTTTTTCTCAGTCTCCAGGACTGTAAGTCTACGATCAGCAATCCTGTTTGCCTCTGTTCGTATCTTCTGGCCCGTCAATTCCAAATACCCATTGACCACGGTGGAGAGCATTCTTTGTCCAGAACCAACCATCGATGCCATGGCTTCAGTACGGGCTGCTTCCGCCTGTGTCTTAGCCACTGTTATTTGTGCTTCTGCGCTTGCTATATCAGCTTCCGAGCCAAGTTCCGCTTGGGTCTTTATAGCCTCGGCAACCTTAGTCTTAGCATCGGCATCTAACCTCCTGGATTCGAGGTTCTTGTCTGCCACATATTTATACGCTTCGGCAGAAGCTTCTGCCGCATTCTCGGTGGCTTCAGCCTGTCTTTCCGTTGCTGCGGCAGAAGCCCTCGTTGCCCCCGCTGTCACTATTTTACCCTCCAAGGAAGCGCGAGATTCAATCAGTTGCCTCCCCACACCGAGACCCGCCACGATTACATCTGAAATATCGCCAACAACCCCGGTAGCTGACTTTACTAACGAGGCCAGAGCTGTCCTGCTTGCAATAGCCTCCTCGGAACGAGCCAAGGCCATTTCATGCTTTCGTTCTTCTCCTCTGCTCATGGCAATATGCCGCGCAGTCTCGGCATTCTTTGCCCTGGTCTCCGAATCCCGAGTTTTTATCTGAAGTGTTTGATCGAACTGGCTCTTCTCTTCTGCGAATTCGACTTTATCTTGTTCGAGTTCATCTCCTCTGACAGCCAGAGTGTCTCTGGCAAGCACCACCTGATCGGCCCTGGCCTTTGCGCTCAGGAAACTATTGACCTCCTTCAGCGTGTTCTTCTCCTGCTGTTGCAAGAAGCGAAGACCCGTGCTGATGTCAATCGGAGGCATGGGCTGTATGTTGAAGTCTGGCATTCTGAATTCTGGCATTATCCGCTCCCAACCCCGTACAGGTTCATCAACTGGTTCCTGAAGGACCGTTTGTCCTGCATCCCCTGGATCGCCAACTGATTGTTCATTCCTGCGTTCAACTGCCCCAACATCGTGGCTCTGTTTGCCTGTCTGGTCTGTGAGTTCAGGGCTGCTTGCTCCAGGCCAAGGTTCGGACCACCGGCCAGATCAAACATTTTGTTGTATGGCCCTGACTGGAACAGGTTGAAGGCATTTCCCATGCTCTTGTCTCGCATCTGTTCGCCAAACTGTAGACCGGCAAAGCCAGACTGGAGAGCTGAGATTGGGGAGTTCTGCACATTCCTCATCGACTGCGCCCCGTAAACCTTTTTCTGGAATGCATCTTCCAGCCTTTGGGTTCGCCCAGTATCGGAGAGATCCCCGAGAACCATGCTTTCTAGGTTCCCGAATACAGGGTTCAAGCCACGGTACTGATCCATGAACCTTTGCCCGAACATCTCCAGGAAGTTGAGCTGACCCTCTGCGCCTTTCTGGAATGCTCCGAAGAGGTCGGGAGATTTCTGTTTGCTCCCGAACATCCCAAAGACCGTTGAGGCCAGATTCATCATTGTCATCGGGTCAATTGGCATTATGTCTCCCTATCTCGTCACTACTTTGAGGGTGGGCTTGCCCATCCCGAGATCGCCCATTGTTCCGCTAGTCAAGGTCGTGTTTGGATTGAGGATGTTCCAGTTGCGGCCAGAGTTTCCAACAAACCAGTAAACCTTTACCTTGTATGTTCCATCGGCATCTGCCGTGAATGAGTGTTCCAAAGACTTCCACCAGATTGCATCTTTCAAAGCGGCACCGCCGATTGTTTGACTAGCAATTACATAGGTGGACATTCCGGGCATGAAATCGGCAGTAGCGATGTCACTTGTAGTTGGTGTGTCTTCTTGAGTGTGTGTGTGCATTCCATGCCAATGCTTGATTGACTTTACAGCACTTGAAGAGTTATCTGAAATCACCACCGCAAGACCAGAATCACAGACCACTCCTGTCGCAGAGCCGCTACTTGTCACCGCCAGAGCGAAGTCTTTTAGTTCCACATGAATCATCTGATTGGCAACAACCGTAACGGTTCCCTCGACGACAACATCCCGATTCCCGGCTATGGTGATAGAATTGTCATACCATGTCAGGGGCATAAAATTTAGTGGATTAGCACCGGAGGAGGGTGAACCGCCCACTCCATTACTGGTATCTGATGTTACATAATTGCCATCCCAAAGAATTCCGGGGATAGTGCCACCAGACGGTCCCGAATTATTGTCGCAGTCCGAAGCCGTACTGTTCTGCTGCAACAGCACATCGGTCGCCGTCTTCTGAACATAGTCAACCGTGTGACCTGACAGAGCGACAAGCCAGACATCGGTAGTGACCGGACCTTCAATGGCAATCCCGAATGCTCCGGCAACCTGGGTGGAGCCAAGGCTCTTTGCGCTGCCAGCCACCGTCGAGGTTCCAAGGTAATCGCCCCTTGCGACCACCCCGTCTGTCTTCACCCTCACCACCCCACAACGAACCACCCTGGCAAGACCAGACAAGGCTGTTGCAGTCGCAACGACACCGGCAATCGAGGTGATCCCCTCCGTGGTCGTGGTTTCTATTGAACTGTCTGCGGAGTTCTTGAAGACCACCAGATCCCCAGCTTCAACCGCTGCGGCATTGGTGAGAAGATTCTCGACATTCTTGGCAACGGACTGCCATGTGGTGCCATCGTAAATCTTCAGGATTCCATTACCCTCTGCTTCAGTAGCAGTGGTGTCCCACCATGCGCTTCCAGCAGCAACCCCGGTGGGGGTGGTTGCACTGCTGGTGATGATATGAGAACCGGAAGAAAACGCGGCAGAAGTGATCCCTGCGATGGTTGCATCGTCCACCAGGGAGTTCAGTTTCACCGCAGTAACTTGTTCTCCGTCACTGAATGCGTGACCTTTGCTTATATTTGCCATCAGTCAAAGTTCTCCATTTCTGGTAATGCAGAGACAGAGAAGTACAAAATCTTCACCTTGTTCTGCCCACTACTCCTGAACTTGAATTGCATTTCCCTGCAAGCCTCGAACCTGTCCAGGTAAAACCTCTTCCTTGACAACCCGCCGTCTGAAAGGATTGCGTTCTCATCCAGGTAGAAAGGTAGCTTCAGGCCACCCGTAGCAATCGTGTAGGTCTCTGCAAGGACAAACGCGGATTCGTCCTTGCCCACATACAACTCAACAGTCCCGCCTGTTCCCCCGTAAACATACAGGTCAATGTACTGAAAGTGTTTGCGGAAGTTGGTGCCACCGAAGCTGAAGCGACTCGTCTCGACAATGGATTCAATGTCCGTGCCAGCGTCAGTGTCCATCGCCGTGTCGAATGCCTTGTATAACTTCCCCGTGGAGGTGTCCCCGAAGTACAGCTCCTCTTCCTCTAGGAATCTGGTCGGCAGAAAAGCAGAGGGTGTCCACCCACTGATAATGCTCCAGGCGTTTTCAATCATGTCGTATACAAGGATGTGGGAATTGGTGTTTGAGTTGTCCAGAGGGACAGCAAGCAGGTACAGGTTATCCCATATCGCCCCGGTGGCCTCGTAAGCATGGGTCCAGTTGATCCGGTCTATTGTCCCCTTGATCTTGTCAGAGATGGGGACAGTCACACCAAGGGGGCGGTCTCTTTCTGTCTTTGATAGCCTGTGAACCCCATGTCGGCTGAGAAAGAAGAAGTCATGCCCTGCTTGCACCACGGAGTCGGGGGCAACGGTGCCGATGTCGTTGTTCAGCGGCATGATGCTCGTAGCATCAAAGGTCAGGTCTCCGAAGTTGGCCTGATCTATGTCCAGTAGCCAGATCGAGTTCCTCTGGAATACCAAGATCCCGTTCTGCATGAAGGGAATGATCCTCATTGTCTCGTCAGAAGGGTTGACGAGGTAGCCAGCAGACTTGTTGATCCTGTTTGGCTCCCCTATCTCCGAGTAGTAGATATACCCGTTCTCTTCTGTACCGGCCCCGGCTACCCACAGACGACTGAGCCAGAAAGTAGCGTCCCTGCCAGATGCCGGACCCAACCCTCCAGAGGTGCCAACCGCATCCAGCCCACTCCCTTCCCACTTCAGGATCTTGCTGTTGCCCTCCTCCAGTATGTATAGCTGCTCCTTGACGGACGCGGCAGTATCGAAAACCTGAACCATCCGCACCTTGCCTTTTACGGCAGGGAATGCGAATCCACCGGGAAGGGGGACATCGATCCAGTTCGCCTGTGCTGCCCCTTTGCCGTCCCAGGACAGGTAGTTGCTACCGACCCCCATGAGCATCTTGAAGTTGGAAGTCCCGCTTCCTGGTTGGTAATGCCCGATTGCGTGGGTCTTTCCCGCTGGTCGAGTGGCTCCACCGCTGACATTCTCCGCAGACTGCTCCGATACCCCGGACCTCTTCTCTGCAAAGGCTCCTTGCTTGATGAGGAAGTTCTGGATCAGAGCTGCCTCGTCGGGGCCGATCCTTGTCGAGTGAACCTTCGTGTTCATGCCCCCTGATAGGCTGTCAACCTCGACAGTGCCGACAGGAGAATCAAGCATCTGGGATCTGCGCTGAAAAGTTCTGGGGTTCACTGGCATCAGTATCTCCCTGTCAGTTTGTTCATATCAGGCATGACGGCCCACGATGCGTCTGCGCCCTGCCTGTCCCGAATAAACCCTTCGAGGAGGTTCTGGAACCTGACCTCTTCGACTTCTGCCTGGGCGAACTGCCGAAGGTTTCTGAGTACATCGCTGAATGCGCCGATCACCAGTATGTGGTCGCAATCAAGGAGGAGATCGTCCTCGTCGTCGTCCAGGTCGCTGATCCTTGTCTCATGGGTGATGTGTAACTCAGCAGAGGTGGGCACAGGATGAAGCCGAATGACCCCGTACCTTGCCACCTTCTCCGTCCTGGACAGTTTCCCAAACGAAGTGGTGTTTGCCGCATCTCTCAGCGAAACCACCCCGGAGGTGGGCGCAGACTTGCTGAAGTTGAGAATCGATGTGAATATCCGGTCGGTTGCTGTCCCGATGTTCTTTTCGTCCTCGACCAGCAGACCGTCTGCATCGTAGCCACGGACCCTGTAAGTCCCCGCCTCGGAGCCAGAATCGGATACTGTCGTGAGTGCCGTGGCCGCAGCTGGCTGGGTCAGGACACCCCTGTTCCCCAATCGTGAGTAGAACCAAGGCGTTCCACCACTACCGACATTTGCAACATACCTGCTGGTCAAGTCCTGATCTGCCAGGACAGTAATAACGCGATCATTGGTCCTGTCGTAGACCTTGATGATCTTTGCAACGCTCTGAGGAAGCCCAACGAGTTCCGTTGTTGCGGTAACTGTGACCTCCTGAAGCAACTCGGGCCAGTTTCTTGACTGGAGAATCTCCCTGTACCTTCTGTTTATGGCTTCCTTGACGACAGTTTTCTTGTCCTCGTCTGATCGGTTGATAAGACGAAGAACCTCGCTGGTAATGTCTCCAAATGTCTTCATGCTATTTTGTCCTCTGTCGTAGGGTTGCAAGCTGTCTGAACGCTTTGTATCCCAAATGTTCCATGTTTATCACGGCGTACTGGCAAAACACTTCAGCCGGAGTAGCCGCATAAGTAACCCCTGTTATCGCATAGGAACCTGTTGCACTTACAGGAGTCCCCACCACTAATACTGCATACGAACCTGTTGCGGTAGTCACTCCAGATACGGTTACAGAGTAAGCACCAGTGGCCGTGACTACCGTTCCTGTGCTTGTAACAGCGTATGACCCCGTTGCCGAAGCAGTGCCAGAAGCACTCGAAGACACTTCATAAGAGCCTGTTGCCGTGACTGGAGTTCCTGCTGCCGTAACTGCGTAGGAACCCGTTGCCGTGGAGGTTGCTGAACTGGTGACTGAATAACTACCCGTTGCTGTTACCGGAGAGCCAGCCACCTGGACCGCATAAGAACCAGTCGAAGTTACCGGAGACCCAGTGAGCAGGATCGCATAAGCACCAGTGGCGGTTACTGCTGTCCCCGCTGCGATAACTGCATAACTGCCTGTGGCTGAAGCGGAACCACCAGTTGTCGAATCAACATCGTAGGAACCTGTGGCTGTAACTGCTGTCCCTGTAGAGGTGACGGCATAGGAACCTGTGGCTGTGGACACGGTGCCAGCCGCAGTAACGGCGTAAGACCCGGTTGCTGTTGTCACCGTTCCTGTCGAGGTAACGGCGTAAGATCCTGTGGAGGTCGTTACCGTTCCTGTTGAAGTGACCGCATACGCACCTGTGGCCGTTGCTACTGTCCCCGTCGAGGTGACTGCGTAACTACCCGTTGCGGTGACAGCTCCCGTGGAAGTAACGGCATAGTCACCCGTGGCAGTCGTCGGGGTTCCAGTGGAGGTTACTGCATAGGAGCCAGTGGCCGTGACCGGAGTTCCGGCAGTCTTGACGGCATACGATCCCGTGGCTGTTGAAGCAGTGCCCGTGGAAGTGACGGCATACGAGCCTGTGGCAGTGACGGGAGTTCCTGCGGTGGTGCCACCAGACAACTCGGCAAAAAACAGTGACATCGAAACGCCGGAGTTGGTGTCTGCTCCCGTTCCCCAACCGTAGTAGGAAGAACCCGTGGATGTCCAGTTCCCATCGAAGGCAGAAAAAGACCCTGCCCCGCTATACTTCTTGAAAAACCATGTGAGTTGATGCTTGGAAGCAGAAATCGACTGTCCACCAATGGTCTCTCCGCTAAGAGGCCATGTAGTGGTTGAATCGACAACCGTTGATCCGGTTCCCGTAGGGTTTTCCGATGGATCTATCGTTGTCCCTCTTCTGATTGCACAGAAAAAGACATTCATAAACTCGTTGCCGACAGTCCCCAGTCTCCATGCACCAGTGAATCCATTGTTGTCGCCGGGTTGTCGCCACTCATAATCTGCTTGGTCTGGCAGGATAAACGCTGAAGACCTGCAAGCATCTCTCATGTCAGTTTCAAAGGAAGTATCCGCTCCCCTGACCACGAAGCACTTGAGTTGCCTTGGAGCGTTGCCACCGCCGGAAGCAGACGCATCGGAATATATAACGGTCTGAGCAGTACCTCCCGATCCAGCAAGTGCGTGACTACTGGTTATGGGCAAGACCCAGATCCCCATAGCCTGTCGTCCACCATTACTGGTCGCTCTCTGATAGCCAAAATCCAAGAAGTCAGCGGTGGCAGTCCCCCCGGCACTTGTCGTGTAACTAGCAACTTGACCAGTCACATGGATTGGATACCCGCCAGCATTACCCGGATTGAGACTATTGCCGTTTCTTTCTTCAGTATGCTGAAGCACTAGGTAATCGCCAGCAACCAAGGCACCTGTTGCTCCAACTGAGTCGATTGTCAGGTTCAACGAAGCCGAAGTTGATGCGGCCTGTAGGTTGCCTTGTAGATCCAGTACCTCAAGTGCCATCAGACCACCGTCAGTTCAACCGTGAGCGTCCCTGGATCTTGGCATTTGGTCACATAGAAGGTGATCTGCTCACCTTGGGCTGCACCGTAACTGACGGACGGGCTGGTCCCGTAAGTGCTTGCACAGGTGATGTCTGTTCCTAGCAAGTACGACGAGGTGTAAGGATTCGTGGTCTTGTAGGGATGCCCACTGGGCAAGGGGTTTGATGCCCCGCTTCCGAAGTATTTATGGGCAAAATATCCCTCGATCAGTTGGCGGTTAGTGTCTGACAACGCCCCCTCGAATAACATCAACTCGCTGATAGCACCGTTCAGTAAGCGTAACTGCGGAGATCCGCTGCGTTCTCGTCCGAAAACCGCCAACCCATTCCAGGTCCAGCCACCACCAACGGAGTTCAAGGTTATCGCCTCTGACGAATATAAAGATGTTCCGTCAACCCATTCAGATAACCTCGATTGAGTCGAGCCTTGGTTCTGACATTTCAAGCATCGGATCTCGTCGTTGCCAAGGTCTGGATCTCCGTGATTGTACTTATTTCCATTATCGTTACGGACCCGTAGATCACCCCCCTTGTGCCCCCAAGTCGAGTTCCATGATGTGTCAGAAACATCGTAGGTTCCCATGATCGGAGAGTTGTTGCCTGAAGAGTAGTCTCCAATAACCACAAAAGCAGTGAAGTCAGCATCGTAAGCAAGTGCGTGAGTGCCTGTGTAGCCCGTCATGTATTGACTAGATCCGTCGAAATCAATGCCCTCGTTGGAGCCGGGGCCAGTTACCGTCTTGTAGAGAGGCTCATCCCCTGAAGATGTCTGCCTGAAAGATGCCTGATCTTTATCCCACGACCTCCACACACTGACGGCATCTCCATCAGAGGCACCAGCAGGGGAGCCAACATCCTCGGCTCTGAAGTGCCAGAGCATTTCACCGTCATCGTCGTAATCAGAATCATCCATGAGGGGGACATTCGGTGTACTCATCTTCATGTTGAAGGCAGCAGTACCCGAAGAAATCTTGGCCCGGACTCCAGTGATGGTCTTGCCTGAACCACGCCAAAGACCTATCGAGCCGACAGCACCATGACTCGTCAGCGAGGGGTGGCAGTTTGCAAAGGTGTACTCGTATGTCGCCATGTCACCACCCAGCTACTCCTCGTGCAGTACGATCTTGTCCCCGCCGAACTCCCACAAATGTCTCTTCTCACCCTGCTCCCACCCGAAGAAGTAACGGGTTGGACCCTTGGTCTCCGTGTTGCTTGGGTCGGTGCTGATAACAATCGAGTGACGCTCAAAGATCACGGGACGAGCTTCAAATGGAATCTCGACCATGAAGGGGATCTCAACACCTGGCCCTTTGATGACCAACGAGCGAAGATGAAACTCTCGGGCAAAGGTTTGCCCCAGCCCATCTGAGTCAACCTTCTCGCCAGAGGTTGTGATCCCCTGCCAAGTGAACATCAGACAACTACATCAAAGGTAACTTGAATTCCCAACCCCACTCCAGCAACGGAATTTGCATTGGTGGTCACTTGCAACGCAAACAGTTGAGTCAAACCAGTTCCGGTATTAGTCAAGACAAGATCGGTGGTCAGCAACCCCTCGCTATTTGCCCCGTTGATTGACAGAGCAGTTGGACCCGCAAGAACCGTTGTGTCTCCGGTGGTCGCTCCGACCCCAGTTGTGTATAAAGCGTCTGCCATTTCACCCTGGCTACTCACTGTTGCACCATTACCATCGGTGTCAGTTCCGGTCTCCCCTGACGGTGTATTCGTTCTCTTGAGCAAGCAAGTGTTGGCAGTAATCGTAGAGCCAGAACCACCAACCCCGTCATCGAGGAACGAAATCTTGAAGAACCTGCGAACACTACGAGAGCCATTAGTAATCGCATCGGCAAGAACTTCAGCAGTGCTGTTGGCAGTGTCGTCAGTTCCACCAAAACCGAAGGTTGCTCCGGTGTTTGCTGCGGTGGGAAGCGTAGCACTTGTCCCCGCTGTATATGATTTCCAAGTTGCTGCTGCACCCATTACTTACCCCTTACTTCGGGTCTCTGACCCGCAGGGAACTAAAGGTCTTCAGGAACAGGTCAACCCCGCCATCCGACTCCCAGAACCCAGGCCATATTTTGTTTATCAGCATCCAGGGACGGGTGGGGATCGTCGCCTTTAGCATCTGTGTTCCACCAAGGGACATACCCGTTCCCTTGTACTTTGTTTCTCTCAACAGTGTCAACTCGCGGCGATAGTCAATGACCTCTTTTGGGTACTTGCGCCTCCATAACTCCATGACGCTCTGAAGCATTCGCTCGCCAACGCCGGAGATAGAAAAGGTTGGGGAGACTGCCGAAGCAGCCCCCCCAGCCAAGAAGGAGGCTCGACTCATTAGCCTACCGTCACTCCGGTCCACTCTCCGATACCGTCTGGGTTGCGACAAACAAGAGTCAACTCATGCTTGACGGTCCCAGGCTGTGAATCCGTGGTCCTCGCCAGCTCTTCCGCAGCGGTCGGCTGCAAGAATGCCTTGGCAAGAAGGTCACGCTGGAAAACGAAACAGGTGCCAGCCGGGTTGTGACGAGACAGGTGAATGGCAAGACTTCCGAAATCCGACTCGTAGTACATGATCGAATTGCGAAGCGTGTCACCAGCACCTTCGAGATTCCTGCGAACCGTGCTACCAGCAGTGAACGATGTGATGTTCCGTTTTCCCGCAGCGTTCGCGAGAACGGTGTCGGGCTTTGCACCCGCATCCCACAGCGTCTCCAGAAGGCCGTTGAAATCGCCTTCTGCGATCTGGTCGTTGGCAGTTCCCGTAGAATCCCCAGTTACCACAAGGCTGTGGTCGGAGTTGTTGGTGAGCGGATTGGAATACGCATCGGCTCCAGCACCACTTGGAACAAAGGTAGCAAGGCCAGCCATGACACGGGCAGCGGGGGTGGAGGCGTTGCCACCAGCAACCGCAGCGCCGGACAGCAGAGCCTTTTCAGTGTTCCGGGCCAGTTCACGCATCGACTTGTCGAGTTGGTAAGCAAACGCATCGGTCATGCCAGCGTTCTCGACAGCCCTCATGGTGTCCGTCACCTCGAAGTCACGGCGAAGGATTGCCGTGTAGTTGCTCATGCGAACTGGTCTCCTGGCGACAACATTATCGAATGCCGCACCCTCAATCGCAGTAGCCGCACTAGCAGCCTCAAGGTCGTCGATCAACCACTCATGGGTTGTGGACCGAGCCACAGTAGAGGCGATCATCGAAAACAGCGGGGTGTCCGCTGGGTCAATGTTTGAAATAATGTCGGAGAGGTCTTCGCGGATTGATGCCGCTAATGCCGTCCCCGCAGCATTATATGAAGTTACTGAATCAATTGCAGCCATTGGTTATGTCACCGGGCTACTCAGGCTTCTTCCAGGGCTGGTGCTTCTTCAAGAACTCTTTGACATCTTCACGGGTTCCTCGCTGAGACAGTATCTCAAGATCCTTTGCCAGATCGCCCCCTGCCACTGTCGGAGGTGCCGGAGCATTCCCTTCCAACTGAGCGGGTGTCTGAGGACCGCCACCATGCATCATTCTGCGTAGGTAGGCTGACTGTGCCGCACGATACATCCCCGTTGGGCTGTCTTTCAGGCTCGGATCAGAGTCGTACTCCGCTGCTGCTTCCTTGAACAGTGCGCTGTTTGAATCTTTCAAGTCAGGGAACTCAGTTGTTGCCTGGTTCCAAGATTGCTCCACTACACCCATGAACTGCTGCTGTTGGGCTTGCTGCTGTTGTTGCTGCAACAGCCCTTCGAGCGTTTGACTCGCAGTCCCTTGTGCAGAAAGTTGGGCCATCTTGCTGATCGCTTCGACAAACCTGTCAGGGTCATTGAAGTTATCACGGGCAGTTTCCGCTAGACTCTTCAGCTGATCTGAGACCGCCCCAGAACTTTCTGGGGGTCGCGATTGAAGAAGCTCCAACTGATTCTGGAGTTCTGTCGCCTTAGCCTCGGCTTCCTTTCTCTGGTTGTTGACTTTTTGAAATCGGTCAAAAGGAACCCTGTGGTCCCTCTTCACCTCACCAAAACCCGAGGCCGGGGTCTCAACATTAGCGTTCTCAGACTGCTCTGCCTCTACGGGAGCCGGGACTCCATCACTGGGTGTCTGGTTCCCAGTTTCACTCTCCGGTGGGGCCGCAGGATCGCCCACAATTTCACCTGCCATTCATCCTCCTAACACTGAAGGAAACCAAATGGTTCCCACATAGATATGAAAACCCTATCGTAAACAAAATGTCAAGCCTTATCTTCCGTTTGTACTGCTGCTTCTGCAAACACAGCGGCAAGCAAGTCCTCGATCCCCTTGGCTGCTCCACGCGATTCATGCAGGATTGCCTCTTCCCTCGACTGAATCATCGTGTTGAACAGCTCGATCTTGAGCCGCTCGGCAAGGATCTCAAATGCCGCAAAGCGACCCGTAGCAACCAACTCGCTGAATGTAGACCTGATCTCCAGGTCTTGCTGTTCGGGCGTTAGTTGCTTCAGTCTGTCGAGTGCCCCCTCATGGATTGTCTCAAGCGACGATGTTCCCTGCTGGTTCAACTGCCTCCCCCTGTTCCTGCCCCTGTTCGGGCATCATCATGTATGTCCTGCTCCCCTCGGTCTTCACCTCCGCACCCTGCTGCTGGAGTTGCTGAAGAATCGAAGGATCTCCCATCGCTGCCATGTGAAGTGCCATGTGACCCATCAGAAGCAGGGTCAGTTCTGGATCGTCTGCGTTTGCCTCAATCGCTTGTTGCAACACTGGTATGTGCAACTGGTGCGGGTTTGCCTGATCCACTGGGGCCACCATCTTCATCGTCTGCATCAACTGGATCTCTGACACCTGACGCTGGGCCGCGTCCTCCTCGAAGAGTCCTGGTCCCCGCAGCATCCTGCGAGCGGAACGGAAATCACTGTTCTCGAAGTAATCCCTCAACACCTCGTAGTGGTTGATGTACTGGCTGAATACCGGATTCGAGGCCACTTGCATATCGGCGTATGCCTTATCCACCCTGGAACGACTGCTGATGTTGTTCATGTTGCCAGTCGGCACCAGATCGAAATCCTTGTACAGATCAAAGCGGTCAAAGACCAGTGGGTCCGGTTGCCCCCCGACATTGATCATCACTGACATATCCCCGTACTGCGCCCAGAGGAATATCGTCTGCCGGTGCAGCCTTCGCATCGACTCCTGAAACACCTGGAGGTCCAGGTTAGCCACCATGTCGCTGACTCTGGAAATCTCGGACACCTCGGTTGCTGTCCTTCGTTCGACTCTCTGATTCACATTGGACAGGCCGAAATCAGTGATCCCGACATACTCCTCTGCGTAAGCCTTGAGGGTTCTCTCTTCGTTGTCGAAGGAGTAGTCCAGGGCTTGCATCGTCAGCGGTTTCACATCGTCCATGCGGCGCACAGGTATGTAGGAACCAGGGCGAAACTTCAGGTTCGCCGGATTCCTGATCGAGCCTTCTCGCACAAGGAAGGTCAGGCTGTTCTGGATCGTCATGCGGTCAAGCTTCGCATTGTGCTGCGCGTTGATCTCCGTCTGGATGTCATTGAGCATCTCGGGGATACCTCTGGGTGAGTACCACCGTGGCTCATTCATCTCATGCACGAAGCGGGTAAACGGCCACATCCCATGCTCGTAAGGGTACTCAATCAATCGCAAAACTTCACGGCTCTGGGGACTGATCGTCATCACGCACTTCTCTGCGATCCCGTCCCCGTTGATGTCGTGGTGGAAGTAAATCTCATGGACCTCGATAAACGAGGAGTTGTCGGCAGTCTGGTACATCCCCTCCCTGGACTCCTTGATCGAGTTGATTCGGGAAGAGTCCTTGATCCGTCCCCTGGATCTCGCCTCAGAGGCGACCTGTTCGGATACCGCACGGTCATAGACTCCTCCGACACCCCTCTCCAGGATCGTCTCCGGCTTCAGGAACATCCTGTGGGCAATCCACGGCAGTTCGTCGATGTCGTCGAGTGAGTCCCATGGAACAACAATGTCTCTCGGGTCCACGAACACCCAGCGAGGAGCGTTGTACTTGGTGGCCTGGACGCTGACTTCCAGCTTGGCCTTTCCTGCCCTGAACTGCTGGGCCATTGACTTGAATGCCGCAGCATCCTCTGGGCCGTTGCCGACGATTCCCAACTGAGCAGCAAACTGAACCAGCTCCTCGTCCGTGACCTCCTCTCTGGCTACCTTGCTGATCTGCCCGTCGAGTGCAGAGATGTCCAGAACTCTGGTGGAACGCTCGGTGTGGTGTTCCCAGATGCACTTCATAAACGACATCCCGTAGGTCAGGAAGCAGTCGATGTTATGGATCTGCGCTTCCCTTGAGCGACCCATTCGATACCTCAGAAGCCAGTCGTAGAATGCCTCGACGCGGTTTGCCCGTTCCGGGTCAGCGTCACCGAGAGGCTCGATGCTCACTACCGGGTTCATGCCAAAGACAGCATTCACGAACACAGGTTTCTGGTGACGAATAACCTTGTCTGTAAGGGGGAGGTTGATGTTGGAAGAACCGGGCCATGGGAACTCTTTTTTATTACGAATCCCGTACCGCTTCTTGTACCAAGTTTCGCACTTAGACTCCCAGCTGCTTCGGTGACTGAGCGCATCGTTGACTGCCCCCACCACCTTGTTGACCTGTTCGTCTGAGATTGCAGCGGCTACAGCCGTCACTGCTTCGGGGTTTTGTTCCACCATGTCACACTCCGTATCCGGTTATTCCGTGTTCTTGTGCGTCATCTACCATGATTGCCTGTCCCATGCTGTAGGTCGGCTCGTAGTCGAGCAGATACCTCAGAGCGTCAATCATGTCCTTTCCCGTCTCGTCGGGTCTCTCTCTTGCTCCGTACTCTTTCTCCATATCCCTGGTATTCCAGATATAGTTCTCAAATGCCCAGATCATGTTCCTGCATGACTTAGCCACAACCAGCTTTGGCTCGCCAATGTCAGTCCTGAGCCTCTCATGGATTCTCTGGTGCCCCAACTGAATGTCGTTATTGATCTCCGCGTAGAAGTCCAGGCCATGGTTTGCGTACTCGTCGATCAATGTGTTCCCCGTCATCACTGAGGGGGTCTTGCCGAAGTTAGGGTCAATGATCCTTTCATACAACTTCTCTGAACCCTCTTCGGTGCGAATGATTGCTGTGTAATCCCTGACGGACTTGTGAGCTGTCTTTATCTTTGCAAACTCGTCTCTGGGCCATTCCCGGTAGCAAATGATCTGGTCCCTTGGGTTCACGGCGAACCACGCGATGTAACTCGGTCTTCGGTCGTGCGGGTCCATGACCATGAAACGAGGCCACTCATCGGGGATCGTGAAGTCGTCAACCGTATGTTTATCCCTGCTGAATGTGGGAAAGATCGAGCCACTCAGGTGGCTGAACTTGCCGTGAATCCTGGCCTCAATCTCTTCAGGGTTCAGGTCTGCTATGAAGGACTCCTTCTCTTCTTCCGGTATGTGGGGGTTATCCATGAGGTCGAGATGGAAGGTGCTGATCCTGTCGCTGTCTGCCTTTGCGTACAGTTCGGTGTAGATCCATGGGCAGCTAAGAGGGGTCAAGGTAAACCAGATCCGTCCACCGTGATCCAGGCATCCCCTCCTGATGGAAACAAACACCGGCCTCGGAGGTGGTTCATCGAACCAGACTCCGTGCCAATCGTGGCCCTCGTATGTTGCAGCGTCTTGCTTGTATGAGCCGATGAAGAGCCTTGAGCCGGTACGAAATGTCAGGATCTCTGGGAACCCGTCCGTCCCATTCCTCACATGGGTGATCCAATCCTTTGGACAAAAAGACCTGATCTTCTTCATCAGGATCTTGTCCACGGACTTCCTGCGGTCATTGACCATGGCAAGAATGTCCACGGCACCGGGCGGTAAGTAGTCCCTGTTGCCGTCTGGCCGGAACCCCATGACATGGGAAATCGCCTCGATCACGCCAACGGTAGACTTCCCGGTTCGGTTCCCCCCGGTGATGAGTCTTATCTTTGAGTGGCAGTTGAGGAAGGCTTGCTGGTCGCCATACGGCTCGAAGAAAAGGAACGGACACTCTTCCATGACCCGTTGCTTTTCCTTCAGACGACGAAACTCGTCCTCAAGGGTGTCTCTTTTCTCTTCACTCATCGTCCTCCTCGGTCATTGACAGTTCTCCCACACTCTTCCTCAACTGAACAACCTGCGCCTGGAGTTCCGTGGTTGGAAGTTTTGTCGGATCAAAACCAACGCTCACCCCCACCATGTTCACTTCAGGCTTCGAGAGTTCCGGGTAGAACACCTTGAGGAAATGCTCCATGCTTCGGACATCCCCGTCCCTTGCCTTCTTGAAGAGAGCGATGGCTACCTCATGGCCGTTGTCTCGCACCATTCTCATGGTGAAGTCCTGAACGAGAGCCTTCACATCTGATCGAGCAAGACCATGTATTTTCCCCTTGAAATACTCATTGGCCTTTTGTCTTGCCTCCCCGACCTCCATGTCGCAGTCCGAGGCATTGAAGAAGACCAGCTCGGTGTAACGCATCGACCACCAGAGCAGGTATACCCCCAGTTCTTTTGTAGTATTTACCCCTAGAATATCCTCAAGTTTCAGAAGCATCCGTTCGAGCTGGCTGTCCTTCTCAAGCGCGTGTTCAATCTTCAGGCGAGAAAGCGGCCCAGCGGAGATCGGAAACATACGAGATAAGGACTTTGCGAAGTCAAACAGGCGAGACTTGGCCTTTTCCGGCAACTCGCGGATGGCAGCGGTGCCAGCGTCCCTCCCTGATTTGATGAGGGCAGGGACCAATATCGGCCTCTGGTCAGGGTCTTCCCCGGCAGGTTGTACGGTTTCCATAGGGTATACATACCAAAACCGCCGACATTTACCAACACCCGTAGTGTGCTTCTATCTTTTGATATGGGACCATCTGAAGCGAAGAAGCGACACCCCCTTCATAGGAAACTTCTTGTTCCTATATACCTATACGGTTAGCCTCCCCCCAAGAAAGGGGGAGGAATGCCCAGACTCAAGCAGGGTCAAAAGCCAATGGGAGTGCTGATCGTCACTTGCGACGACCGCACGAAGGAGCGGCTAAAGCTGGCTGCTGAACACTTTGGCCTGTCGATGAGTTGCCTGACCAGGCTGCTCATAAACTCACACTTGCCGGACAACACAACGCTCAGGGAACGGATCGAGAAGTTCCCAACGGGGGTCTCATGGATGCCTGACATGGAGCCGAAAGAGCCACCGGACAACATAAAGGTGGACCGCAAGGAGCCTGTCAATATCGACTGGGAGTCCGTCAAAAAGTGGTGGAACCAGGATGTGAGACTTCTTCTCAGCAAGCCAAAGATCACCCAACTCAGCATCACAAGGAAGGCCAAGGTCAAGCGAAGGATTCTCGAAGACCCGGACATCCTCGACAAGATCAAGGAAGAGGCGCACTTCGTTGGTCGGTTCTTCATGGAATCCAACTCATGGGGCGGGTTCGACTGGCTATTCAAATCAAAATCAAATGCGGATAAGTTTCTCGAAGGACACTACCGAGCCAGGATTTCCAAGGACACCCCCGAGGTTCCTGCCGTCTGGTCCGTGCCGAGTTGGTTCCCGAAGGACTGGAGACAGAACGCCAGCTTCAGGAAGAAAGCTCTCGAACTGGGGTGCAAGCCGAAGCAACTTGAGGAGGGAGAATGACAGAACCAATCAACCCCCCGGAGTTCACGCACAACTTCCCCGACCTCATCTCAAGGGAGGAGAGGACCATCACCGTTGGGGTCATTCCAACGCCAGGAAAGGTGGCCTTGTGGATCAGCCAGCCGGGTGGCAACCCGCTGTGCCTGGTCTGGGAAAACCCCTCCGAGGGGAACCATCTCCTCACACATAGCCCGGTAGAGGAGGATTCAGGGTCGGTAGCCAACTTCAGGGATCTCTGCACCACCATGGGCCTTTCAGCCACTACCATGAACCAGATCCAGAGACAGGCAGAGGATGCTCACTCATGGATTGAAGCGCACCCGCTTCCTGCTAATGTAGCCAAGTCAAGCAGACAATACTTCGAGGGGGTCTGTGAGAGCCGTGACGCTCTCAGAGAGGCCCGTTTATCTGGACTTTCCGATTCCATACTTCTGCTTGAAGGAGAGACAATAGATGAAGCGTTCGAGAGAGTTGACCGTGAGTACAAACGGACGCTCAAGATCCTGAAGAGTCTAGCGGAGGAGTTCAACGATGACGATTTTTGAGCCAGCTCCAGAATAAGGAATATAGGGCGACCCTGAAGAACTCCGAAATCCACTGCATTCCTTCCATTTCGAGTTCAAACCACACCTCCCAGGGTCGCCCGCTTTACCTACCATGACCGAAGACAAAACCCTCTGCCCCCGCTGCCTGAGCATCGGAGTGAAGTCCCCACTGCGCACCGACACCGTTGCCCTCCACAAAAGAGGCCAGGGCAAGATCCTCCGCTGCTCCAACACCACGCAGAACAAAAAGAAACTTTGTGGCTACTGGCAGTGGATCTCGGGCGATGAACACCCGTTTGAAAACTCCGTGGTGTAACCACAACCCCCATCAGATAGACTCAAAATACAGGCGCAGACGAGGTTGAAATGCCAGTCTGTAAGTTGTGTGAGGAAGACCAACCCAGAGAGAACTTCGCGGTCGTCGTCTATCACGGCAAGCGGAGGTATTCCTTCTGTAGGCCCTGCTGGCAAATCAAGTACCGAGGCTCCATCAGAAGGAGAGCCACCATCGCTGTTGCCAGCGCATCACGAAGAGCCAAGAAGAAGGGTCTACCCTTCGATCTCGACCAGCAGTGGATGGTTGAAAAGCTGGAGAACGGGGTCTGTGAGCTGTCCGGGGCCAAGTTTGAACTGAACAGCACCCAGCTAGAGCCAAGCCCAAGGGCACCCAGCATAGACCGGATCGTGCCCTGCCGGGGTTACACCAAGAACAACTGCCGGGTGATTGCCGTATCCCTCAACTACCTGCTGGGATCATGGGGAGAAGGAGCAGCCCTGGAGGTGGTCCTGCAATACCTCAAGAACAGAAGAATACAGGTGGAAGAAACAGAAAGACTGGAAGCATGACCTGTTTTGAAATAACACCCTTCATCGGAAAGACAGTCAGGGTCAGTTGGATCGACCCCACCGGCTACCCAGGTGGTTGGTGCGAACAACAAGATGCCCTCGATCTGCGGCCAGCTCGTTGCTTCACCCTGGGGATCATCCTCCAGGTCAAGGAACAGGCCATTGTCATCGCGGGGTCTGGCAACGAAGATTCAGAGGACGAGCCAGAGTACGGGGATGTCAACGCCATTCCCTGCCACTGCGTCACAGGAATAGAGGAACTCAATGCCAAAACCTGAAGAAGATATAGTAGACGACTTCACGCAGTTCGATCCCTGGATTCAATACGATGCCGAACTCGACCACTTCAGGCTGCTGCTGGTGTTCGAGAGAGAAGACGGCAGAACAGACGGCAAGAACTCAGCCACCAGCTTTGAACTGGGACTGTCAAAGAAGTCCGTCGAAAGGCTGAGAGACCTCTGCGTACTGGCCCTGAACATGAGAGATCCACACGGACAATGAGGAGCCATACGCTATATAGCAACTATAGAAATCGAGGCTACATGGTCAAAAAAAGACAAGGTTTCAAGGGGCTGTCAACTACTTCCACAATAAAATATACAGGAAACTAAAAGACATAACCCCTTTAGAGGAAACAGATTATACTATTGGCAAAACTTATTTCTAAGATAGGTCATTGATTATTGCTTTGGAACAGTTCATGCTTTGTTTGTAGACATGAATAAGTGATTATTCAGGTCGGCTTGTGAGTAGTTCAATGAGATAGATAAAAAAGCATCCCAGTGAAAATGCGAAGCATTGAACGCTATTCCTCTAAGAGCTGTGTCTTTGTCTAAACCCCCCCACATGAACAGAACACCATCCTCTGAGGAATGGATCTATGAACAAAAGGAAACCCTCCGGCTGACGGCCAGGGCAAGCCTCAAGGGAACAGACCTTTACTCAGAGGAAAGGAAACAGAACAAAAGACCTGGTTCCGCAAATCCTGTCGTCTAAGCCTCCAACCGGGTCAACGCAAATCCCCCCGGTCGGGGGCTTTCCTTGTATACAAGCAGGGACGGGCGATAAATGAAAAATGTATAAGGCGTGAGGGGGTGTGGGGTGTGGGGGAGTCCCCCCCCCCGGTGCCCTGGCCGCGGTCGCGCCGGTCGCGCCGGGATCGAATCGAACGCGGTCCCCTCGGTGGCTGCCAGTAGCCATCTACGGACCCGGACCCGGTGCCGGCATGCGCGGATTGTATTGACATCGCTGTATATACAAGAGGACGCATCCCTTTCCTTCCTGTCCAGCTTTCGCCAGCGCGAGCAGCTCCCGATCTACCTTTCCTACAATCTACTGCTGGATGTTTTCCCCATAGATATATAGGATTGAACCTAGCATTTGAGACCTGGCGCAGCTCGCGCTACAAAACCGGGATCTGAGATCCCACAATGAAAGGTAGGTTCGATATGACAGAAGTTATCGCGGAACCGGAAGTGAAGGTGATCCCACAGATCACCATCCATCCGGGATTGTCTGGACTGCTCGCCAGTCCACTAGGCAAGAGGATAGGAACCTTGCGCTCTAGTTGTCCCGGGATCGTATTCGACGGTGACTATTGTTACGCGACCAATGGCAAGGTCGCACTGCGAGTATCGGGTCAGACGGACAATGACTATTCCGACAAGTTTGCTGTCGAGTTGTCGAAACCGACCGTCGATGTATTTCGTGGGATGAAAGCGGTAGGAACCGGACGGATTGAGGGTACGGATCATCGGTCGCGTCCCGCCTATCCATCCAATACCGGGATCGAAGTGTTTCCCGGTGGTGGTCCCGATGTGGTACGCGTATTTGGAGAATGTCCCGATCCAGATACCGGAACCACATTTGATGTAACCCGTCTCATCGACATTCTCACGGCCATGAAAAAGCTTGGCAGCAAAGAGGTACGCGTTCACTTGGGACAGACTGTGAAGGATCACGCGCGTCTTGAGGGTACGGGTATCCCTCAGTCTGCATCCAGCGGATGGGATTCCGTCACGGCCATCATCATGCCGATGGTCGTCAAGCATTAGATTCTAGATTCTGTTTCCAGAACCGGGATGGGGTTTCCTGTCCCGGTTCATTTTGAAGGGTAGGTCAGGATGACTCCCGATAAATGGCAAGGGATCAATCTAGGTGCTGGCGGTACCGTCGAGATATGTCCCGGTTGTTATGAGACTGCCGATTTTAGTACCGGGTTGCTAGGTGACATCGAACCGGGCGCGGAAATACCAGAGACCATCGATCTGGACATCGCGCATATGGTCCCTGTCAACTGTGCCATCTGTAACAGATCTACCAAAGAGGATCTGCCGGAGTCTATATGGATCATCTAACACGCGTTGAGCGCATCGGCGCGACCATCGGCGCGGCACTGCTCGCATCGGTTCTGGTGGTTCTGTTTGTTTATTGGTCCGTCCAAGTCTGGCACGGGTCGATTCCGTTTCAAGAATTCTCAGGAAGGTAGGCAACGATGGCAGATACAGACACAGAGGATTGCCACGATTGTGGCAAGGTTGTCGGTTATTGCTGGAAATGTGGAAATTACTGGCATATCGATGGGGTTTCGGAGTGTTTTTTGCATGGTTCGATGTGCAACTGTGACACAAAGAAGGTAGGCAACGATGAGTAATGATAAATACTTGCAAATTCCAGTGGACGATGACCCGTTAGGCCCGTTTCAATTGTGTCCGAGGTGCCTACAAGACCCGGGATCATCATCGGATGTATTCGGTAACAAGAGCGATGGCGTGTTTGTTCGTGATTCTGACAGGATAATGCTCGGCGATGTGCCGATTTGTGACTCCTGCTATTTGGATGAAAGGTAGGCGACGATGAGAATCTCAATACAGGATGTCGGTTTCACAATCTGGCTATCGGCATCCGATACATGGACATGGGCAAACGGCTACCCGAGCTGGCCCGGTTCCACAATCGAGGACAAGCGCATCCGTGCCAGCTTCGACGACAACGGCATTGTAGACCTTACCGTGAACGGTCGCGACGACGACGACGACGACGACGACATCGATGGCTCCGAGCTGTCATGTTGCGTGGCAGACCATGCCGCATCCAAGCTTTCCAGCGACCATCCAGCCTACGATGTGGCAGTTGGTCAATTCATAGATGAAAGGTAGACCATGATGGAATTCATTATTTGGGGATTGTCTCCGAGGAATCCAGAACATGAGGAGCCGCTGTACACTCTCTGCCGGAATCAGGGAGAAGCGGATGCGATGATGGGGGTGCTTAGGGTTCACGGTTGCACCGAGATGCGGGTTCAGATTCTGGACCTATCCGCGAACCCGGGCGAGATGTGGAAAGCTTCAAACCTTTTGAATAACAAACAAGATGAAAGGTAGACCATGAATAAAATCCACCAGGGCCTGATAATCGAGGCCAAATATCTCCCGGTTACGGACAAGCGTCCATCCAGGGTCCGGGCAACTTGTAAGCGGGATACGACGATGACCTTTACCGCGACGGTAAGCTGGGACCATGCCATCGATAACGGAACCGGGCAGCACGACGGCAACTACCGAGCAGCAGCGGAACAAGTGATAGAAAAGATGGATGCTTTCTTTCCTCACTTCAAATTCCGCATCCATTCTCACGGTACGAACCAGCCAGACCTTCACATCTACATCCTGGAAGCGGTGAAGGACGAGCCGGAAGAGCCGCCTGCTGAATACTGGGACGCACTCGATTACCAAGAGGCTGAGGAACTAGCCGAGGGCGGGGGGCAGTAATGCGCGAGACCATAACCATCGACCTGGACGGGGAAGATGTCGAGGTTGGCATCGGTGCCTGGGACATCCGAAAGGGGCCGCCTCATTGGTTCTATGCCCCACCGAGCAGATGGAAAGGGGCGCACCGTGGGACCAACGGCAACGGCCCATCCGCAAAGCTTCGGATTGAGTTCTCCATCCCCTACCAAAAGAACAACATTGACTACACCGTGAGATATGGCGGGGAATGCGAGTATCAGGATGGCTTCCACCATTGGAGCCAGGGATTCAGCGTCCGACGATTAGACAACGCCGCCCCGACGAGTGCAGGGAACAAAGAGGGTTACCGTTTAGGGGTTAGGCTGCTGGACCTTGTAGATGTGGGGCACATGGACCGCATAAAAAGCGCAGCCGCATCGGATTGCTTGGCCTAGTG